AAGGCCGTGAGGAGCATCCTGCCGCAGCTACACGGAAGCAAGGTCAGGTTCGCCTACGCCACGGACGGACAGCCCGAATTCAGCCACTCGGACAATGTCATATTCGTCTGGGCGGAGGAGTCTGCGGACGAGTACGGCAGGCAGGTAGAGACGACATGGACGGCCGGGGCCGCGCTGAGGAGGCGGACGGTCGTATGGACGGTCCACATAACCGCGTACGGCCCCGAGGCTTCCGAAAACATAAACAAGATAAAGACGGGCCTTCTGTCCGAAGGGGCCAAAAGGCTCCTTGCGGCGGACGGCCTTTTTTATATTCCACGGCTTGAGGCCCCGCAACGGATCCCCGAGAACGCCGACGGCGTATGGTGGGAGCGCTGGGACTGGCGGGCCGAGTTCAACAGCCTTCGCTCCGACTCGGAGCAGGTGGACTATTTCGAAACCGCCGACATCATTGTGTCGGCTGACTAAGGAGGTCAAAAACAACTATGGGCAACGCGCTATCGCTTGACAGCATAGTAAATATTGAAGTCACATTGCCCGCAAGGGCGACTTCAGGACGAAACTGCGACCTCGTCCTGCTCATCGGAGCCGACGGGGGAGTCTACGAGGCGGGCGAGAGGATGAGGATCTACAGCTCCCCCGCCGAGATGCTGGCGGACGGATTCCTTGATTCGGATCGAGTCTACAAGGCCGCCGCCCTCGTCCTCGGGCAGTCCCCCGCGCCCTCGAGAGTGGCCGTGGCCATAATCGGCGAGGTCCCCGAGGATGGCGGTACGACGAGGCCCGAGACAATCGTCGAGACGCTGGCGGCCTGCAGGGCGGCAAATGACGAGTGGTACGCCGTGGTCTATTGCGCCTCGGCGACGGACGCCGACCATCTCGACGCCGCCGCATGGGCCGAGACGGCAAGTCCGTCATGTGTCTACGCATACACCACGGCGGATCCCGCCTGCCTGACAAGCGGAACCAATATCTTCACGCAGATGAAGGCGGCGGGCCGCAGGAGGGCAATAGGGCAGTACAGCACGAAGCACGACGATGCAGTCGCCGCCATCATGGGCTATGCGGCGGGCATGCTTGAGAGCAACAATCCCGCCTTCACCCTCGCATACAAGAAGGAGCAGGGCGTGACAGTCGAAAACTCGGACGCTTCCGTGGCCGAGTCCGCTGTGTCAAGGATCAAGGCGAACAACGGGAACGTCTACGTCAACCGCGGAGGCTACACCGTCTTTGAGGAGGGCGCCTGCGGGGACGGCACGTGGTTTGACGAGGTGATCCTCCTCGACAAGTACACCTACGCAATCCAGAAGGCCGTCATGGACCTGCTTACCGGTTCCGTCAAAATCCCCCAGACCGAGGGCGGAATGACGATGATAACCGCAAAGGTCAACTCAGTATGCTCGCAGATGAGATCGAGCGGCTTCATTGCCGAAGGCGTTTGGAAGGGCGAGCCCGTCAAGGCCCTCCAGTACGGCGACGTCCTCCCGGGCGGCTTCCTCGTCCAGACGGACGCAATAGACGCGCAGCCGGCCACGGACAGGGAGGCCCGCAAGGCCCCGAACATCTACATAAGCTTGAAGCTGGCGGGGGCCGAGCATTACGTCACAATCAAGATCAATGCGAACCGATAGGAGGCAGAGATGGCAGAGACATACGCATTCACGGACATAAGCGCAACCATAACCCACCCGGCTTACACCTCGTTTTCCATACAGGGCGAGGGCGTCGGGGACATAACCATAAGCAAGGCGCAGGAGCGCACCGCCCATGACATCGCCGCCGATGGTTCCGTCATGATTTCGAAGATAGCGGGCAACAACGGCACGATCACGATCCAGAAGCTGTTCAACCACCTGTGGTCGGCGCCGTCCGACCAGTGGGCTCAGATGGACATAACGCTCAGGGCGCCCAGGATGGGCCTGCAGATAGTGGCTTCGGGCGTGGCCTTCCAGAAGGAGGCCGACCGTCCGTACCAGGCGCAAGGCCAGAGGATAGCATGGCCCCTCATGGCGGCGGACATACAGTACATAGAGATGTAAAGGAGGACAAAGGGCGGAGCTGATGAGGCCCGCTCTTTATGTTTTATGGCGGATATAAAATTAAGGGAAAAGTTTCAGACGTTCGAGCTGGGCGGGATCCGCTATCGCGTCAGGCGCTTCGACGCCATGACGGGGAGCTACATCGCCTTCTGTCTCCTTCAAAAAGCATTGCCGGCCCTGATGGAGTCGCAGCTCGGGCTTGAGGGCGGCGACAGGCCGCAGATGCCGAAGTCCGAATTCACGGCATTGCTGCAGGAGTGCCTGGGCGTGGCGGAGGTTGAGAAGGCGGCGGGCTTCCTGCCCGTTCTGGACGGCAACGGCCACCTTGACACGGCTTTGGAGTATGACTCCTTTGCTGTCATGATCATCGCCATGAGGGCCATACGATTCAACCTCGAGGGTTTTTTTTCGGACGAGGGCGGGAAGGCTTTGGGCGAGCTGATGCAGGGTTTGAGCCTGCCCGCTGCGAGCGTGTAAACGAGTTCCTTTATGCGCCCGTATTTGCGGGCATGTGGAGACAGCACGAGCTGTGGGACGGCACCTACACCTTCGACGACCTGCTTGACGCGCGGGAAATCATCGAGGTGAGGGAGGAGAACAGGAGACGAGCCGAGGAGGCCAACCATGGAGCGCGACGTTATTAAAGAATATTTAGTTGCCTTAAAGGCCAAGGTCGACACCCTGTCCATCAAAAAGGCCGAGGAGGCCGTCCAGCGTTTGGACAAGGGCGTGGCCTCGCTTCTGAAGGGCTTCGGAGCCGCCGCAGGCGTTTACGCTTCAGTCGCCGCGGGACTCTACAAGTTCGCCACGGCCTCGGCCCGTCAGGATCTCGCATTGGAGAACACCGCGCGCAGACTGATGACGAGCAAAGAGCAGGTCAGGCAGTACGGCAACGCCTTGAAGGCCCTCGGGGCCTCCATCGAGGACATCCAACTAAGCCCCGAGCTGCGGGCCGATTTCTCCAAGCTCGTTTCGGACGGAAAGAGGCTGGCCTTGTCAGGCGACTACGCCAAAGGGGCAAAGGAGGTCAGGTCGTTCCTGTTTGAGGCCGCCAGGCTTCGGCAGGAGCTTGGCTATGCGCTGCAATGGGCGGGCTACCATATCACCAAAAACCTAATCGAGCCGTTCAGACAGGGCCGTAAGTCCCTGGCGGATCTGAACGAGGCCGTAATAAAACGCATACCCGAATTCTCGGCAAACATCGGACGTATAGCGGGTCAGGTCGGGCAGGTGTTCGCCTCGACGGCCAATTTTTTCGGACAGGTCATCGGGGCCGTCAGGGACTTCTGGACGGGCCTCCCCGACTGGGCGAAGAAGGCCGCCCTTGCGGGGGGCATAATCGGCCTCCTCGCCTTCGGCGTGGCTTCCCCCGTGGCGGGCGTGGCGATGCTTGTCGGGGCCGTCATGCTCCTCATTGATGATTACGTTGCATGGCAGCAGGGGAAGAAGAACGCACTGGGGGCCGTCTGGCTTTGGCTGCGTAACAATGTCGGAGGCGTGAAGTCCGCCGTGGAGGGCTTCGCAAAGGGGGCCGTCCAGTCAATCGGCTCGATGATAAAATGGTTCCAGGCGTCGTGGCCGAAGTTGACCCAGTTCTGGACAGACCTCAACAAATGCATTGAACTGAGTTTCAGGGATGTGATGAACTTCTTTGACAACATCCCGAAATGGGCCGAGGGCTGCGTCAATGCCTGCGATGGCTTCTTTGCGCAGCTTGGCAAAGGTTTCGAGACGGTCGGATGGATAACCACCCATCCCGCCGAGGCCATAGCCTCACTTTCCGCAGGGGCCGACTTCTGGAACCTCCTGCCCGGCTCCGACAACGTGGACGCAGACGTGAGGAGACGGAGCGCCGAGGCGAGGGCGAGGGGCAGGGCCGAGGCCGGAGCTTATGAGGGCCTCATCCAGGAGGCCGCTCAGAAGTACGGAGTGAATCCGAACCTGATAAGGGCCGTCATCAAGCAGGAATCCAACTTCAACCCAAAGGCCGTCTCGGCGGCGGGAGCGCAGGGCCTCGGACAGCTCATGCCCGCAACGGCGAAGGCGATGGGCGTGTCGGATCCGTTTGATCCGAGGCAGAACGTCTTCGGCACCGCCCGCTACCTCAAGGAGCTGGGCGGGTACGGCTTCGGCACTGCGGGCGAGGTCATCGCCGCATACAACGCAGGCCCGGGGGCCGTTCAGGCGGCGGGCGGAATCCCCGCCTATCCCGAGACGCAGGCGTACGTCCGCAAAGTCCTCGGGTACTTCAACGGCTACGAGGCAAACAGGGGCGGTGTGATAAGCGGCTACAAGCAGCTTGCGCAGAGCAACAGGAACAGCTGCGGACAGACGTCCGTGGCCTCAATAATCAACCTGATGAAGGGGACGAGCTACACTGACAAGGACATTAACGTCCGTTACGGCTTCGGCCTGCAGAACGCCCTGAACGCCGAGACCGGTACGAAATGGGCCTCGCCTGACTTCAGCAGGGCCCTCTGGCCGAACATCGAGCGGGCCGTCAATGCGGGCTTCCCGGTGTCCATTGGCCTCGGAGGCAAATTCACCAGCTCCAACGGCCACATAATGAACATAGTCGGCATCGACGGCGAGTCGGTCATCCTCGGCGATCCTAACGGCGGAGGATTCCGCACGACGACCCGCAGGGAGATCGAGAACGTGCCGGGGCACAGCCAAGGGAAATTCCTCTTCCTGCCTGAGCAGTTCATGCCCGGGCAAAGGACGGCCTCTCTGACCCGCCTCATGGCCCTCGCTTCGGCGGGGATGCAGATGGCGGCCCCGTTCAACGACGTTTCGACGGCCCTGGCGGGATCGAACATAAACATCACCAACGGCGGAGTCACCGTCAATGTCAACAGCTCGAACGCCTCGCCTCAGGACATCGCCTCGGCCGTCTCGGACGCTTACGGCGCGGTCAAGCAGGCCGAATATTACGCCCTAAGCAGAACGCTGAACAACGCATGGATGGGATAACACTATGGACATACTTGCAGGCTACATACCGCAGTTCAAAGGCTCGTTCGCCACATACGGCCTCGACTTCACGGCCATAGCGCAGGGCCTCAAGCTCCCCAACTGGCTCAAGGGCGTCGCCGAGGCCTCGGCCCTGAGACCATCGGGCGACACCCTCCTTGACTTCACAGGCGCCTCCACCGTCGCCGCTTCCGGACAGGATGCGGGACGCGTGGAGACGTTCTTTCTCAAGTCCTCCCGCTGGACTATCGGCGGGATGGCTTTCGACGGGGTAATCAAGACCGAACATTCAGAAACCCTGAAGGTTACCAACTACCCGATTCAGGACGGAAGCACAGGTAACGACCACGCAATCATCAATCCCGCAGTCGTTTCGATTGAGGTGATGGTCACCGACTCCAACAAGAGGGCCTCCGGAAACGGCGGGGAAGGCTTCAGGGCGGACTTGCCCGAGGAAGGACGCTCGATAAGGGCCTACGCCCGCCTTCTGCAGCTGCAAAAGTCAAGGGAGCCCATAGAAGTCGTCACCAGATTGAGGACATACAGCAACATGGTCATTGAACAAATCAGCGCTCCCGACGACTTCAAGACGCTCCACGCCCTGCGCTGCTCCCTGAAGCTCGTTGAGCTCTCGGTCGTGGGCGTGGCCTCGACGGTCATAGCGGCCCGCAAGGAAGTCCTTGAGGAAAGGATTGATGCGGCTGGGACGGTGACGGCGGGGAGCGGGTCTAGCGTGTTGTTTAACCTCATAGGCAATCCGGGAAGCTTCTTCCCTCAAGGAGGTCAATAATGTATGAAATCAAGGT